TAAAAAGCGCAAGGGTTGGGATGTATATGATGCAGACAGGGATGCCCTAAGTTTCAATGAGGCAGCTCAGCCAGTAGTTTGTCATCCACCATGTAGAGCATGGGGTAAGCTATCACACATGGCACACAATGTCAGAGAAGGTGAAGCAGAGTTAGCCTTGTGGTCTATAGATATGATACGCAAGAATGGTGGGATACTAGAGCATCCTAATGGCTCTAAGTTATTCGGTAAATACCTACCAGATGTAGGAGAGACAGACGAGTATGGCGGTTTCACTATACTAATAGACCAGTATGATTTTGGACACGTAGCACACAAGAAGACCAAGCTATATATCTGTGGCCTTGACAAGGCAGACTTGCCTGAGTTACCACCAGAGGATAAGACACTACACTATTGCGAGAAAGGTAAGCTTCGGTCTATCTGTGGTAACGTCAAGGGTACAACCAGATGCACACAGTATCAAAGAGAGTACACACCAGAGAAACTCATTGACTTCTTTGAGAAGGTAGTTGATACTATCTATGTAAACATGGCAACAGAAGGGACATATTAAAATGGTACTAACTTTCAAATTAGTAGAAGCAGAAGAGCCAATGTTAGAAGATGACATGATAGAATGTAATGAGTTTAGTCATGTACATATACAAGTAAATAGACTAGGTAAGACTGAGTATATGGTATGGGAAGTAATGAAAGACTATACCTATAGACTACATGGCAGCTTTTTCTCTTTACAAAAAGCTAAAGATAAACTAAAAGAATTAGTAGGAGTATAACTAATGCTAGTATTAAATGACAAAGACTATGACGCATCCTTGAATGACCTTAAGGAATCATTAGGAGTACTACCACATTGGGTAGCTGAAGCTATACTATGTAAGTGTGTAGACCTAAAGAACTTTCTTGAGGAAGCGTATGGGTGGGGACTATACCAATTCAATGGTACTGTCATGGATGATGGTACATACAAATCAGAGTTTGAAGAAGATTCAGACCTACCTTTTGTAGGTAAGATGGAAACACACAAGGGTACAGTGTACTTCTATCCCTATGCTATGGTAGCAATACCAACAGACGATGGACACTTTGTAACAAGGATGGACTAATGACCAAGCAAATAGAACTTGACAGCAGTAACATGGTAGTGTATATAGGTGGAGAGTATTATCCAGCACAGCTAGAGTACCATCAGAATGATATAGTTGACCAGTATGTAGTAGCTGTGTTAGAATATGAGGTAGAGTTTGAACCAGAGATAAGGATAGTAGTTGACAATGACAACAACAAGTGATATAACTATAGATGAGTACATACTCATGGCTGAGTTTGACTTGCACGTAATAGCTGACCAAGATGACTACCTATTATTCATAGCTGGTCTGTATCGCAGGGCAGGTGTATTAAAGGATGGATATCCTGAGGAGTTATTCAATGTCAAAGATAAATCCAGTAGCAAAGGCACTGCTACAGAGCAGACGTAGGACACAGTACGTACCAGATAAGAAGAAGTACAACAGGAAGAGGGACAGGCATGAACATATTTTATCTGAGCAAGATACCAGAGGAAGCAGCAGAGATGCACTGCGACAAGCACGTAGTAAAGATGATACTTGAGACAGCACAGTTACTCAGTACTGCACACAGGGTACTAGATGGTGATGAGTGGGCAGACTACGTAGGTCTGTACAAATGTACACACAAGAACCATCCATCTACTGTATGGGTACGTGCTAGTGCTGACCATTACAAGTGGACACTTGACTTGCTGTTCTATCTGTGTAAGAATTACACACTAAGATATGGTAAGCTACACAAGACCATGAGATTACTTGACAGTCTTGGAATACTACCAGAGAATATACCAGACGAAGGCTTCACTCAACCACCACAGTGTATGCCTGACCAATACAAGACTGACTGTTCAGTAGATGCCTATCGTGCATACTACATAGGCGAGAAGTCTGAGTTTGCAGTCTGGAACTACAGTGATACACCAACGTGGTGGAAGGAGACAGTATGACTAGGAATAAGTATGATGATGCGTATGTAATGGGATACCACAATGCCTATCATGGTATTGGGTACATCAATGAGTACAACAAGGACAAGCAACCTCAGTACCATATCAAGTACAAGCATGGGTATGAGGATGGAAACAAGATGAGAACTAAGGAGCAATGGAATGAGTTTGGGATACACTAGATGTCCATACTGTAACTCAGGTGAGGCTGAGAAGTTGTATGGTGTAGATGACAAGGTTGAATGTTACTGTCATAACTGCTATGCTGAGTGGACTGCTGATGCTGCACCATCAGAGGTAATAACTAGACAGCAACAGTACATGGCTGAAGTGTATGGAGATGAGTATTGATGATTGATATAATCATGTGGACTGCTATGATTACATTACTAGTACTGAGTATAGTAGCTTTTAGTACGAACAGAGAAGATGAATACTCTAGTATGTTCATAGTAGGCTTTACTATTCTTGTATTAACCTGTAGCATAGGGTCTATTACTATAGGTATATCTTAGGGGGGTCTCTGTATGAGTGGTACTTTAGAAAAACAAATACAGTTAGAACAAGAGATGGTGACTGGTGGGATTGAGAGATTTCGCAAGACCAAAGACCAAGCTATTACATCTGGAAAGGAATCACATACGCTACATGGTAGGGTTATTATATCCAGAGTTGTTGAGGCTGTTGCTGAAGGTATCAGAGACATACAACAGAACCCAAAGTCTAACAGGGATATTACCTACAGCAAGATAAAGCACATGGATGCTGAGCAGGTAGCGTACCTAGCAGTTGTTACTATGGTTGATAGCATCAGTAAGAACAACGCACTAATCAAAGTAGCCAGAGCTATCGGGGGTGCGATTGAACTACAGGACAGACTGGACAAGTGGATTGAGGCAGAGGGAGAGACAGCTAAGAATACAATTAAGAAAGCTAATGAGAAGGGCTACTCAGCCAGAAGGTTTGGTCTTACCCACAAGATGAACAAGGATGGACACGATAATAAGTGGGCTAAGAATGAGAGACTGCACGTTGGTGTACGCATGGTGGATATTATCATTGTACAAACTGGCATTGTCAGGATACAAGAGAGAGCAGTCAGACGTAACAAGACTATCAATCATGTTGCAGCTACACCAGAAACAGAAGGATGGATTAAAGCTTTCAATGAACACGCAGAATTAGCTAGACCTAAGTACTCTCCATGTGTTATAGTACCTAAGGACTGGACAACAGTTACAGGTGGTGGATACCACAGTGATATAATGAATGACTTACCAATAGTGAGGCGCAAATGAGTTTAAGTACACACCTAGCTAGACTAGAAGACTGTGACCTATCACAGGAGTACGCTTGTCTTAATGCACTACAGCATACAGCATGGCGTATCAATAAGAACGTACTGTCTACACTGCGACACCTATGGGATAGTGGTCAGTCATGGGGTAAGCTACCAGCCAGAGATGATTTACCTCTGCCTAGCTACCCCTTTGATAAAGACCCTAGTGAGATGACTGAGGCTGAGAAGGAAGAGTTTAAGAAGTGGTCACGCTCTCGTAATCAAATCTACTCCTTCAATGCTAAGAGTGTGAGTAAGCGTATCCAAGTGGAACGCACACTTCAAGTAGCTGCATCGTATGCCAAGCATGATGACTTGTACTACGTATGGCAGAACGACTTTCGTGGTAGAAAGTATGCGTCAGCTACCTTCCTCTCTCCTCAGTCTGCCGATTGGAGCAAGGCTCTACTAGAATTTGCTAAGCCAATGCCCATCAATAATTGGGATGATGCTAGGTGGTTGTGCATACATGGTGCTAACCTGTATGGTAACGACAAGGTATCTCTAGATAACAGAGAGCATTGGGCTTGGGAGTTCGCTGAGATGTGGGCGCATAGGGTTGTGTCCAATCCATACGAAGCTTTGATATGGACTGAGGCAGACAAGCCATACCAGTTTCTAGCTTGGTGCTTTGAGATGTCAGGCTTGATGAAGGATGGCTGGGGTTTTCAATCCCACCTGCCTGTCTCTGCTGATGGTAGTTGCAATGGACTACAGCATCTCTCTGCCATCCTTAGGGATGAGCGTGGTGGCAGGGCTACCAACCTGATACCATCTGATGTACCTCAGGATATCTACACTGAGGTAGCCGAAGCTACCAAGAGATTAATATCTGAGGATACTACTGACCCTGAGTTGCGTGATAAGTGTCTTGAGTTTGGTATTGATAGGAAGATAACCAAGCGTCCTGTTATGATTGTACCATACTCAGGTACACGCCACGCCTGTCGGGACTACATACTTGAGGCTATCACTGAGAAGATAGAGGATGGGGCAAAGGATATCTTTGGAGATGGTGGGTTCAGAGCTAGTAACTATATATCAGTACACGTATGGTCTGCCATCTCTGATGTTATTCAATCAGCAAGAAAGGTAATGGATTATATTAAGGATGTAGGTGATGTGTATTCTCAGCACACCACACACATGGAATGGGTCACACCTACAGGATGGCTAGTCCTACAGGATTATAAAGATACAGAAGCTAAGCGTATCAAGACCCATATCAATGGTAGCATACTCAAGATGTCTTACCTTCAAGACATTGAGGGCAGTGTGAATAGAAGACGTACTGGTTTAGGTAGCAGTCCTAACTTTATTCACAGTCTTGATGCTGCTGCCATGACCAAGACTGTCAACAGATGTAAGGCTCTTGGTATTGTAGACTATGCAATGGTACATGATAGTTATGGTACACACAGTAGCTTGATGCCAATGATGTCTGACATACTGAGGCAAGAGTTTGTTGATATGTATGAGAAGCATGATGTCTTGACAGAGTTGAGAGACCATGCTATACTAACCTTAGGTACAAATGACGTACCTGAAACACCTAGCGTAGGTAACTTAGACTTACATAAGATACTGAAATCACAGTACTTTTTTGCTTGAGTTCTAAAGTACCACTCTAGCCAATTTATAAACACTAAGCGTTTAACAGGAGATTGCTAATGGCACTTAAATTAAAAGGCACTGCTTCATGGGCAAAGGTATTTGAACCAGATACTAAGTTCAATCCTGAAGGAGTATATTCAATTAATGTTTCTATTCCAGAAGCAGATGCAGCACACGTGTGTGAACAACTAGACAGTCTATTAACTGACTACTCTACTAAGGTTGTCAAGGAGAAGCCACAACTTAAGGCTACCCTGTCCACACGTACACCATACGAAACTGAGTACGATGACGATGGTAACGAAACAGGTAACGTACTCTTCAAGGCTAAGATGAAAGCCTCAGGTACTACCAAAGAAGGTCGTACTTGGCAGCGTAAGCCAGTGGTTGTAGATTCAAAGCTGACACCACTAACTAAGTCTACTCTAATCGGTAATGGTTCTTCTGTAATCGTAGCTGTTGAGCCTTCACCATACTATATGCCATCCAACAAACAGGCTGGTGTATCTCTTCGTATGGTAGGTGTGCAGGTTACTAACCTCGTTGAGTATCAGGGTGCTAACTCTATCTTTGATGAAGAGGATGGGTTTGTATCTCAAGCTGTAGCTAAAGATGATACCTCAGATATCTTTAATGATAACGATACAGAAGCTACTGCTGATGCCGAAGGGGACTTTTGAGGAGAGGGTCATTGATGACCTGAACGTGCGTGATGTTCCATATATGTATGAGCCAGAGAAGTTGGCCTACTATGTGGAGCGTCACTACGTACCTGACTTAAAGCTTGGCACTATGTACGTAGAGTTGAAGGGATACTTTAGACAGGATGCACAACGAAAGATGAAGGCTGTCAAGGCACAGCATCCAGAGTTGGACATCAGGTTTGTATTCCAGAAAGCAGACGCTACCATACAGGGTGCTAAGAAAAGAAAGGATGGGTCAAAGATGACCTGCGCTGAGTGGGCAGAGCGTAATGGCTTTGTCTATAGTGAAGGAACAATACCTGAGGATTGGTTAGATGGATAGTGAAGAGCGTTCTTTTAAGGAAGACATAGTTAGAACCACTATGGTTCAGCAGTGGGATATAGAAGCAGTAGTATTTGAATTATTATCATTAATTAACGATGAGCAATTAGATAGTCTTTGGTACGACATTATTAACACACTTCAAGCTGAACAGGATGAGAAAAGCGAGGCATACCCATGAGTATTGTGGATATTACAGAAGAGATTGTATCAGAGATTGATGTTCACGCTGAGTTCAACAAGGATGGGATGCGTATCTCAGTCTATGTAGATGAGGCAGAGATTACTGAACACGTAGACTATGATGACATGGCATACATGATGGTACAGGACATGGACAAGTACCCACCTGAAGTACTCAAGTGGATACGTTCAGGTCTGGCCTGTATGCTAGACATTCTAGAAGAAGCAGAAGATGACAGAGAGTGAGTTTCTAAAGCATACTCCATGTGAGCATTGTGGTAGCAGTGATGCCAACAGTCTATATACTGATGGACACAGCTACTGCTTTGCTTGCGAAACCTACACACCAGCAGATAAGGAGAAAGAGATTATTACTTCCATTGAAGCACACGATACTATCTTCTTAGAGCAGTCCTTCATGGACTTGAAGAAGAGGGGTATCACTAAAAAGACTTGTGAGTTTTGGGGTTATGGTGTAGCAAACTATAGAGGTACTACTGTTCAGGTTGCTAACTATAGGAACAGAGCAGGTGAACTCAAGGCTCAGAAGATACGTATGCCTAACAAAGACTTCTCTGTTGTGGGTAACATGAAAGAGGTTGGTCTGTATGGCGAACACCTATGGAGAGATGGTAGTAATAGTAAGTTCATTACTATCTGTGAGGGTGAGCTTGATGCTATGTCCTTATCTCAGGCACAAGACCACAAGTGGCCTGTGGTTTCCCTACCTTCTGGCTGTACGTCAGCTAAGAAAGCGATAGGTAAATCTATTGAGTGGTTATCTAAGTATGACTTTGTGCTTCTTATGTTTGACATGGATGAGGCAGGTCAGAAGGCAGCAAAAGAATGTGCTACTGTACTACCACCTAACAAGTGTAAGATAGCTACCTTGCCTCTCAAGGATGCCAATGAAATGCTTAAGGCTGGTAGAGTTAAGGAACTCATTGATGCTGTATGGGAAGCTAGAACATTCAGACCTGATGGTATCATAGCTGGTACTGATGTATGGGAACTGGTCATTGAGAATGATGACAAGCAATCCATTAATTATCCTTTCGCTGGCCTACAGGATAAGACAGGTGGTTGTCGCAAGGGTGAGATAGTTACACTGACTGCTGGCTCTGGTATTGGTAAATCTCAGTTAGCTAGAGAGTTTGCTTACAGCTTTATCAAGCATGGTAACACCATAGGCTACATAGCACTAGAGGAATCAGTGAAGCGTACAGCCTTAGGTCTCATGTCAATAGAGTTGAACAAACCTCTACACCTCAGGAGTAATGACGTACCTGAAGAGGAGATGAAACGTGCATTTGACAGTACTCTTGGCACTGGCCTTGTATATATGTATGACCATTGGGGTTCTACTGACAGTGATAACCTTATATCAAAGATACGCTACCTTGTACATGGATGTGGTTGTGATTATATTATTCTTGACCATATCAGTATCGTTGTATCTGGCCTAGAGGGTGGGGATGAGCGAAGACTGATTGACAATACCATGACAAAGCTACGTGCTTTGGTTGAGGAGTTGAACTGTGGCATGATACTAGTGTCACACTTGAAGCGTCCCTCTGGTGACAGAGGACATGAGGATGGCGCACAGACTAGCCTTGCACAGTTGCGTGGTAGTGCTGCTATTGGTCAGCTTAGCGACATGGTTATTGGATTAGAAAGAAACCAACAAGACAAGGATAACCCACACATTAGTCACGTCAGGGTTCTGAAGAACAGGTGGTCTGGCGAGACAGGATTATGTTGTTCACTACGATACGATACTGTTACTGGTCGTATGGTTGAGACTATCTTTGAGGAAGAAGATGAGGACAACGTAGAATTTTAACTAGCTACTGCGGAGACAGAGCATGAAATATATATGGGACATTGAAGCAGATAACTTACTTGATGATGTAACACAAGTATGGTGTCATGTATTCAGAGACATTGAGACTGATGAAGTACACACCTTTGACCCAACACAAACACAGGAAGCCATAGACTTTATGGATAAAGCTGAGACCTTGATTGGTCACAACATCCTTGACTATGACTTACGTGTGATTGAGAAACTACATGGCTACACCTACAAAGGTGAGGCTATTGATACGTTGGTACACTCTAGAACTATCTGGCCTGATATCAAAGAGGTTGATTTCAAGCTGGTTAAGAAAGGTAACTTTCCTCAAAAGCTGATAGGCTCTCATAAGCTGAAGGCTTGGGGATATAGACTAGGAGAATTAAAAGGTGATTTCGGTGGCGATAGTGAGAGCTTTGGAGTTTTCACAGAAGAGATGCTTGAGTACTGCGTACAAGACACAGCAGTCACGCTTAAGTTATATCAGAAAATTCTGGCAAAAAATTTTAGCAAAACAGCCCTAGACTTAGAGACAGAATTAAGTATCCTACTCTCTAAGCAAGAGAGATTTGGTTTTCCTTTTGATGTAGATAAAGCACAGAAGCTGTACTCAAAACTAGCTCAGCGTAGACATGAGATTGAAGAAGAGTTGCAGAATACTTTTGAACCTACGATTGTTGAACTGAAAACTAAAACTAAAACCATACCATTCAATCCAGCATCACGTCAGCAGATAGCTGATAGACTGATGAAGAGAGGATGGAAGCCTGAGGCTTTCACAGCTACGAATGAGCCTAAGGTAGATGAGACTATCCTTGCTGGTATTGATATGCCAGAGGCAAAGCTACTCAATGAGTACTTACTTCTTAATAAACGTATTGGACAACTTGCTACAGGTAAGCAAGCTTGGCTCAAGATGGAAAAGAAAGGTAGGTTACATGGACGTGTTAATCACATGGGTGCAGTTACTTCACGTTGTACGCACAGCAATCCAAACATGGCTCAAGTTCCTAGCGTGGGTGCGCCATTTGGTGAGGAGTGTAGGTCTTTGTTTCATGCACCCTCAGGTTACTCCCTCTTGGGTGCTGATGCTAGTGGGTTGGAGTTGCGCTGCCTTGCTCATTACATGGCTGCTTACGATGATGGGTCTTACTCACATGAGGTAGTCAATGGTGATGTACATACAATAAATCAAGAAGCTGCTGGTCTACCTACGAGGAGTAACGCAAAGACATTCATCTATGGATTTCTTTATGGCGCAGGTGACTGGAAGATTGGACAAATAATTGGTAAGGGTGCGAAGGAAGGTAAGACTATTAAGAATAAGTTTCTGAAGAAACTCCCTGCACTAAAGTATCTTAAGGATGCAGTATCCACAGCAGCAGATGAACGAGGATGGATTAAAGGATTGGATGGACGTATCATTCCAATCAGACACAGCCATGCAGCGTTGAACACTTTACTACAAAGTGCTGGTGCTATAATCTGTAAGACTTGGTACGTGTTTATTGCACGTGCTATCAAGGAAGCAAACTTGGACGCACAGATTGTAGCGTTCATTCACGATGAGGTACAGCTATTAGTAAAGGAAGGTCAGGAAGATGAAACAGGGAGACTTATTCAGCAGTGTATGCGAGATGTCCAGCAGCACTTCAACTTCAGATGCCAGCTTGACAGTGATTACAAGTTTGGACGAACATGGGCAGACACGCATTGATGCAGTTACTTGTGATGAGTGTGGGACTACTCAACCTGTAGATAACTTTGAGATATCTGCGACAGGTTCTATTCGTAGAACTTGTAAATCCTGTAGAGGTGGTCAAGCTAAAGTAACAAATAAGTTAAGAAAAGAAGTTAAGTACCCTGATGAAACTTATGCTTGTCCTACTTGTGACAGGACAATGGAAGATTTACAGAAGCGAGGTCAACCTATGTTAAACAGGTGGGTGTTAGACCACTGCCACGAAACAAAAACATTCAGAGGATGGTTGTGTAATAGTTGTAACTCAGCACAGGGTAGATACAAGGATGACCCAGATAGGTTACTAAAAGCTTACCACTATCTTATGGAGCATAGGAGAAAACATGGACTTTGATTTCTTATGGAAGATGATACTGACGTGTTGCTTCATGGGTGTAACCATCTGCCTCTGTATCAAGTGGTTGATGGAAGCTTACCTAGATTGGATACAGGTGATGACTGGTATCAAAGTAATCACACTACAGCAGCTAAAAGAAATACAACAACAAACAGAACAGGAGCTAGACGATGACCCTTTTGCTCATTGATGGTGACATCATAGCTTACAAGGCAGCAGCATCAGCAGAGACCCCTATTAATTGGGGCGATGGGCTGTGGACTTTACACGCACATGAAGCTGACGTGTCCATTAGAATTGATGAACAGATACACAAGCTTACCAAAGAAGCTCCTGTACAGGATTGTATTGTTGCCCTATCTGATAGTGAGAACTATCGCAAGGAGTTAGCTCCCTACTACAAAGCTAACAGGACTAACACTCGCAAGCCTATGTTACTGAGATGGGCTAAAGAGTACTTACAAAGTAATTACAATACTATTATATACAGGAGACTAGAGGCTGATGATGTCTTGGGGATATTGGGTACTGCGAATACAGATACTATTATCTGGTCTGAAGATAAGGACTTACGTACTGTACCAGCGAAACATTGGATTGATGGGGAAGTGGTGGAAATCAGTGAGGAAGAAGCTGACTATAACTTCTTTGTACAAACACTTGTTGGTGATGTCACTGATAATTACAAAGGTTGCCCTAGCGTTGGTTACAAAACTGCTGACAAAATTCTTGAGTTTGGTGATGGCTGGGGAGCAGTGGTTAGAGCGTATATTAGCAAAGGTCTCTCAGAAGAAGTAGCCTTAGAGAACGCACGACTAGCACGTATCCTACGCAATGGTGAGTATGACATAGACACAGGTGAGGTTAAACTATGGAAGAGCAATTAAGACATGAGGCTTATATGAAGAAAGCTATGGCTGAGATGGATGCTAGAACTAATCGTATTTGTGATAAGCTTGACATGGTTAATAGCCCACCTCACTATGCTGATACTGGTATTGAAACGATAGACTACATCGTAGATGTGCTAGGTGACTTTGAAGCTATCAGCTACTGTCATGGTAATGTGATTAAGTACACAGGCTCTCGCCTATGGAAGAAGGGCAAGCCTATTGAGGATGCTAAGAAAGCTGTGTGGTACTTGAACAAGATGATTGAACTTATGGAAAAGACCAAAGGGAAGAACTGGTAATGAACGAGATAACATTTAGAGTAGACAGATACAACATGGATGGGGAGATTGATGGATACACAGAACACGTATTCCAGACAGAGGGTTGTCTTCAAGACATGGTAGACAACTTCAAGGACTTCCTTGTAGGCATGACCTTTACCTATGTTGAACAAGTAGTAGCTATCAAAGATGATGGCAATGAAGTAGCATCAGAAAGATAGACACTATGATTAATTTTTATGATTACCAGATGAAAGCTATTACCACAGCAGTGTATCCTAAAACGTACAACATCTCATACCCAGCACTAGGACTAGCTGAAGAAGCTGGTGAGGTAGCAGGTAAGATTGCTAAGATGATGCGTGATGGTATCCAACTAACAGACCAGCGTGAGAAGATTGAAGCTGAGATGGGTGACGTACTCTGGATGTTAGCAGCACTAGCACATGACTGTGGTACTTCCCTTCAGGTTATTGCTGAGAAGAACCTAGATAAACTACAAGCAAGACAACAGGCAGGTACACTGCATGGTGAAGGGGACAATAGATAATGGACAGCTATCAATCATACATCCATGCTAGTCGTTACGCACGATGGCTAGAAGATAAAGAGCGTAGAGAAACGTGGGACGAAACTGTTGACAGGTGGTGGAACTTTATGACAGGTAAGTTTCCTGTCCTGAAGAAACGACAGGATGTTAAGGATGCTATCTATCAATTAGATGTCGTTCCATCTATGCGTACTATTATGACTGCTGGTGAAGCATTGGAGAGAAATCATGTTGCCGCTTACAATTGTAGCTTTCTTGCTGTTGATGACCCTAAAGCGTTTGACGAGGCGTTACTTGTCCTAATGTGTGGTACTGGTGTAGGCTTCTCTGTTGAGCGTCAGTTCATCAGCAAGCTACCTGAGATACCACAAGAGTTAGTAGAAACAGACGAAGTAGTAGTGGTAGGTGACAGCAAAGAGGGCTGGGCTAAAGCATTACGTAAAGTTATCTCTCGCCTGTATGCTGGTGAGATACCTAAGTGGGATGTATCTAAGGTACGTCCATCAGGTGCTAGGCTTAAGACCTTTGGTGGTAGAGCATCAGGTGCTGAACCACTAGAGAACTTATTTAAGTTTGCTATCAATACATTCACCAAAGCTGCTGGACGTAAGCTGAACAGCCTTGAGTGCCATGACCTTATGTGTCAGGTAGCAGCAGCAGTAGTGGTAGGTGGTGTACGTAGGTCAGCAATGATTAGTCTGTCCAACCTTAGTGATGACAGGATGCGTCATGCTAAGATGGGTAACTGGTGGAATGACCAAGTTAATCGCAGCTACGCTAACAACTCTATCTCCTTTACTGAACGCCCTGACATGGGTAGCTTCCTACGTGAGTGGACTGCTGTGTATGAGAGTAAGTCAGGTGAGCGTGGTATCTTCAATCGTGAAGCAGCCAAGCAGAAGGCTGTAGCTATTGGACGTGAGCCACGTGATGACTTTGGTACTAACCCATGTGGTGAGATTAGCCTACGCAGTAAGCAGTTCTGTAATCTATCTGAGGTTATCATACGTGAGACAGATGGGGTAGCTGACCTTAAGCGTAAGGTAGAGATTGCTACCATCATTGGTACAATACAGTCAGCACTTGTTGACTTCAAGTACCTATCACCTCAGTGGAAGAAGAACTCTGAGGAAGAGCGTCTGCTTGGCGTTTCTCTTACAGGTATCTTTGACCACAAGATTATGTCAGGTCAGGGAGAATATGAGAAGTCTGTACTAGGTGGCACACTTGAACAACTACGTGAGGTTACACGTGAGGTAAACAAGGAGTGGGCTAAGAAGCTGGGCATACCAGAATCAAAAGCTATCACTACAGTTAAGCCATCAGGTACAGTATCACAACTAGTTAATAGTGGTAGTGGTATCCATCCTCGCTATGCTCACTACTACATTCGTAGAGTACGTGCAGATGTTAAAGACCCTCTGGCTACATGGATGCAAGAGCAGGGTGTGCCTTGTGAGGTGGACGTGTACAACCCACAGAACGTAGTGTTTAGCTTTCCTATGGCATCTGCTGACAACAGCCTGACACGCCATGATATATCAGCACTAGAGCATCTTGAACTCTGGTTGACATATCGTAAGCACTGGACTGACCACAACCCATCAGTAACTATCTACGTAGGTGAGGATGAATGGGCTGAAGTAGGTGCATGGGTATGGAAACATTGGGATGAAGTATGTGGTGTATCCTTCCTACCACGTGAGGATGACAGCCATACATACGCACAAGCACCGTATGAAGAGGTAACACAGGAAGAGTATGATAATCTTATCATTAGTATGCCTAAGTTAGACTTCTCTCAATATGCAGAAGTACTTGATAATACTACATCTTCTCAAGAATTAGCGTGTACCGCTGGTATTTGTGAAATCTAAAGTACCACTATTAGCGAAAGTTTGTTTATTATGAGAATATTAGGAAATGACTTTAACATAACAGATGGACTACTAAACCATTTGAGTGCAATCTATCCCAACAAACTGCCGCTTGAACAGATTACTCCTGAGGACTTAGCTTTCCTCAGGGGTCAACAGTCTGTAATAAGTAAACTAAAGGAATTACAAAACCAAGATTTTGAGGAAGATTGATATGGGTGGATTAATGGGAGGCCGCGCACCTGCGCCTCTACCTGCTCCTGCTCGTCCTGTAACTGCTGAGACTAAAACACCAGACTTAGAATTACAGGATGATAGCGCACAGACAGCATCAGGTAAAACAAAAAAAGGTAAGAGAGCATTACGCACAGACGTAACAGGAACACAACAAACTGGACAGATGCCAACACAGATGGCAGGTTTACAGATTAAGAAAGGTACTTGATATGGGTGGAAGCAGACCAAGCGCACCGCCACCACCACCAGCAACAGCAGCAGCTACTTCTGCTCCACGTCAAATGGAACAGGATGAGCCAACAGTTGTAGAGGCTGAAGGTGAAGGTGTAAGACGAAAGCGTAGAGGTAAACGTGCGTTAGTGACAACATCCGCTTCAGCTAATGTAGGCGGTGAGGGTGCATCAGGACTACAGATTCCGAAGGGATAAGTAAATGGAACAAGACGTAGGAACTCTAGCTAAACGCTACAGCCAACTAGAGGCTGAACGAGATACGTTCCTTGAGAGAGGACGTGAAGCAGCAAAGCTAACAATCCCTACTCTTCTGCCAGATGAAGGACACAGTAGCACCACTAGGTATGCTACACCGTATCAGGGCATAGGGGCAAGGGGTGTTAATAACCTAGCATCCAAATTGTTACTTGCTCTACTACCACCAAACAGTCCTTTCTTCAGGCTGACCATTGATGATTTTGATTTACAAGCTATTGCTGGTGACAATCGTGGTCAAGTAGAGGAAGGCTTGGCACGTATTGAACGTGCAGCGATGCAAGAGATTGAGAGTAAGTCTATACGTGTACCTGTATTTGAGGCATTGAAGCTACTTATCGTAACTGGTAATGCGCTAGTGTATATGCCCAAAGATGGTGGTATGAAGGTGTACAGACCTGACAGGTACTGCGTTAAACGTGACGCAATGGGTAATCTGCTAGAGATTATCACAAAGGAAAGCATCTCACCATTGATGCTGCCTGATGAAGTCAAGGCGATGATACCGCCAAGCGATACACCAGTAAAGAATTACGATTTATTTACGTGTCTAAAGACTACAGATAAAGGCTTCAGCACCTACCAAGAGGTAGCTGGTATTGAAGTTCCTAATTCACGTGGTACATTCAAGAAAGAAACTAACCCATTCATTCCATTACGTTTTATTCGTATTGATGGTGAGGACTATGGACGTGGTTTCATTGAAGAATACATGGGAGACCTGCGTAGCTTAGAGGCTTTGACACAGGCAATCGTACAGGGCAGTGCAGCGTCAGCTAAAGTACTGTTCATGGTACGTCCTAATGGTACTACCAAGTCTAAGGACTTATCTAAAGCACCTAATGGTGCGTTTGTTAATGGCGATTCTAATGATGTCTCCACTCTGCAAGTACAGAAGTCAGGAGACTTTAGGGTCGCACTAGAAACTATGCGTATGATTAACGACAGACTAGCAGCAGCTTTTCTGTTAAACTCTTCAGTACAACGAGCAGCCGAACGTGTTACTGCTGAAGAAGTACGCTTCATGGCACAGGAATTAGAGACTGCTATCGGTGGTATATATTCAATACTATCGCAAGAGTTTCAGATGCCACTGATTAACCTGCTACTAGATACACTACAGAAGCAGGGCAAGATGCCTAAGATGCCTAAGAACAGTGTGAAACCTACTGTCGTTACAGGTATTGAAGCACTTGGACGAGGACAAGACTTAAATAAACTTGCAACATTCTTGCAGTACTTACAGCCACTAGGCGCAGAGGTTATTGCAAGTGAGATGAACTTGGGTGATTACATAGACAGACTAGCAGCTTCTCTAGGTATTGATACTTCTGGTCTGATTAAATCAGCAGAACAGAAAGCTCAAGAACAAGCAATGCAACAGCAAATGATGCAACAACAAATGTTAGAACAGGGGGCTATGGGTGCTATGCAACGAGCAGCACCTCAACTAGCCAAAGGAGCAATAGAAGCGGAGTAATAAATGGCAGAAGCTATTAACACTTATCAAGAACCTGAAGCTGAATCTCAAGAACACGTCAACGCTATGCTTGAGAAAGTAGAGGGTAGTCAACAAGACCCTGAACGTCCTGAGTGGCTACCTCAAAAGTTTAAGTCTGCTGAAGATATGGCTAAAGCTTATTCTGAATTAGAGAGTAAGCTAGGCCAACCTCAACAGCAGAAACCTGAAGAACAAGCAGAAGTTACAGGAGAGGAGAACGCCTCTGAAGTAGCCGAACTCTTGGACAACAAGGGCTTAGACTTTGATGTATTCCAGCAAGAGTACAATGAAACTGGTGGACTATCTGAGGATGCTTATGAAGCACTACAGGAAGCTGGCTTCTCTCGTTCCCTAGTAGACACATGGATACAGGGACAGGATGCTCTTGCCTCACAGATTACTGGTCAGATGTATGACGTAGTAGGTGGACAAGAAGAATATACACAAATGGTTTCATGGGCAGCCGATACACTCCCTGAGAGTGAGATTGATGCCTTTAATGCTACAATGGAAACGCAAGACCCTAACATGATTAGACTTGCAATACAAGGTCTTAACGCACGTTATCGTTCAGAGGCAGAACCAAATCTACTACAAGGTGGTAGTGGTGCTGTATCCTCTGGTGGGCGTTTTGAAAGTAATGCGGAACTCACCGCTGCTATGAGTGACCCTAGATACAGCAAAGACCCTGCCTACAGGCAACAGGTAGCTGATAAGCTTGCTCGTTCTAGCCTGTTCTAATTGTTGCATGGGAGTAGGGGGTTCGTCCCCCTCTCCTTATAAGTACATCTACGTGGTGTATTTATAAGGGGCTATCCCCTATCTCAAAGTTACTAGGTACGACTAACCCTGACCCCTTGCGAGGGACAATCTGCTGGAGAAAGTTCAGTAAATTTGAGGCACAAACTTTAACTTTAATTTATGAGGTGATACTATGGCTATCCAAGCCGCATCAAACCCTGCTTACACCGTAAGCTTTCAGGGTCAGAATAACCTCTCAGGTGACGTTCGTGACCTCTTCCTTAAGCTATATGCTGGGGAAGTCCTGACCGCCTTTGAGGAAAAGAAAGTCCTTATGGACAAGGTACGTACTCGTACCATTAGCAAAGGTAAATCAGCATCGTTCCCAATGACAGGACGTGCATCTGCTGAGTACCTAACTCCTGGAAATGAAATCACTGGTGGCGCAATTCGTGCAGGTGAACGCATTGTCACTATTGATGACTTGCTAGTATCTGCACAGTTCATTGCAAACATTGATGAAGCAATCAACCACTACGATGTACGCAGCATCTACTCTAAAGAAGCTGGTATTGCGTTGGCTAACGAAGCTGACCGTAACGTAGCACGTATGCTGGTTAAGGCTGCTCTGTCAACTAACGCTACTGCTGCTGCTGGTCTCGTTCAGGACTATAAGTCTTTCACTGAAGAAGACTTTACTGACAACGTGGACATTGGTACTGCTGCTGCTGATGCACTAGACCCAGCTAAGATTGCTAAAGCTATCTTTGACGCACGTAAAGAGATGGAAGTAAAGAACGTACCTACTGATGGTGCTACTGTTGTTCTTGCTCCTGACCAGTACTATGCGCTGATGGATGTAACTGATGGCAACAAGCTGGTGTACATGAACAAGGACTTCGGTGGTGCTGGTTCAATCGCTTCTGGCGTTGCTCCTTCAATCGCTGGTATGCCTATCATTATGTCTAACCACGCTAACGTATCTAACCTGTATGTGAACTTCACTACTGGCGATGCTAACGAAGGTAAGACCTCAGACAATGCTCCACTGGCAAACACTGCTGGTTCAGGTCGCACAACTCACTATGACTTGCCTACTGCTGCTGTAGATGGGCGTGACATGGTGGCTGAAGCTTCTAAGTTCAAGGGCTTTGTGTTCACTCCTGACGCTGTTGCTACTGTCAAGCTTCTTGACTTGGGCATGGAATCTGAGTACCAGATTAATCGTCAAGGCACACTGATGGTTGCAAAGTACGCAATGGGGCATAACGTCCTGCGTCCAGCAGCCTGTATCGGTCTGTCTGAAGCCTAATTAATAGAGGGGAGAGGTTACTAGTGCCTCTCTCCTTTTTTGTTTGGAGATAGATATGCCTGAAGTTGGTGGTAAGAAATATAAGTACACAAAAGAAGGTGTTGCTGCTGCAAAAGCAGAAGCTAAGAAGACAGGCAAGAAGATGTCTTTTGGTGGTAAGCCTAAGAAACAAGTGGCTGCTATCATGGCTAAGTATGGGAAGAAGTAATGGCTATTGAACGTGGTGGAGAAACCTTTAAGGGTCTTCGGATACCTAAGAGAACGCCAAAGCATCCTAAGAAATCCCATGCTGTTCTTGTAGGTACTAAAGATAAACCAAGACTAATTAGGTTTGGTGAACAGGGTGCTAAGACTAACCAAAATGCTAAACAACGTAAATCATTCAAGGCTAGACATCGTAAGAATATAGCAAAGGGTGAGAGTAGTGCAGCGTACTGGGCTAACAAAGTAAAGTGGTGATAAGATGGCAACAACAACCCAACTAGACGCAGTAAATACCATGCTCTCTGCGATAGGTGAAGCACCTGTCAACAGCCTTTCCTCTGGTTTGGTTGAGGCCGAAATAGCAGAGACTATACTTAACACTGTAGACAGAGAAGTGCAGTCAATGGGCTGGCACTTTAACACAGAATTAAATAAATCATACGCTCAGAACTCTAGTGGTGAGATAGTACTAGGTACAGATATCCTACGTGCAGACGCTACACTAGAGGCAAACAGCCCTGACTTAGTTCAACGTGGCTTGAAGATGTATGACAGAAAGAACCACACGTTTAACATAGGTGCTAACACCAAGTTAGATGTAGTAGTTCAATTAGACTTTGATGATTTGCCTGAGGTATGTAAGAGATACATCACACTCAGGGCAACCAGAATATTCCAAGACCGTATTGTAGGGTCTAATACTCTACATGATTTCCAGATTAGAGATGAAGAACGTGCGCTGTTTGAACTGAAAGAGTTTGACAAAGCTGCGGATGACCATAACATATTTGATAACTATGATACCTTTAGTATAATAGATAGGCAGGGTAGGAGAACTTTCTAATGGCACTCATCAGTCAATCTATCCCCAACCTAATCAATGGGGTATCTCAGCAGCCACCATCTCTTCGCCTTAATACACAGGCTGAACTACAAGAGAATGGTTTGTCTAGTGTGGTATCAGGCTTGTCAAAGCGTCCTAGTACTCAGCACGTGGCTGACTTAGGAACTATATCAAACTTAGACAAAGCTTTTATTCATACTATTCGCAGAGATGAGAACGAGTTTTACTCGCTAGTGATTGACACTGCTGGTACGATACGTGTATTTGATAAGGATGGTACATCACGTACTGTCACTAACAATGCTGCCTCGTACCTTACTGGATTGACTGACCCTAGCCAAGAACTTGCTGCTGTATCTATTGCTGATAGTACCTTCATTGTTAATAAAAATAAAACTGTAGCAAAAGGAACAGCCACTTCTCCTGTACGTAATCCAGAAGCTTTGGTATATGTAAAACAAGCTGACTATTCTTCTACTTATAAACTTACTCTGACTAAAGGTTCTAGTACAAGCACAGTAGAATTTGCTACTATGTCTTCTACTCAATCTAGTACAGCACTAGCACAGAACGCAGAGCGTGGCGCATCTACAGATTTTATTGCTACCAACTTAAATACTTTTTCAGGTACAGGCGTAGACAGTACGTATTACCAGAATATTACTAACGCTTCTGCTGTCACTGGTCTTACGATTACACGTTATGGTTCAGTACTACACATTCAGTCTGACGATACAGATGATTTTCAGGTAATTGTAGGAGATTCGCATGGTGGTGACCACCTATTAGTGTTCAAAGAAGAGACAGCAGACTTTAAGAAATTACCTGTTGAATCAGCTAATGGGTTTAGTATAAAGGTTTCAGGCGATAACCAGAAAGCACAGGACGATTATTATGTAAGTTATAATAATGGTGTGTGGAAAGAAACATTAGAACCTGCTGCTCTTACTGAATTAGACGCAAGCACTATGCCACACAAGCTTACAAAGGACGCTAGTGCTAACTTTACATTTGATGTAGTTTCATACGAGGAGAGAAAAGTAGGTGATGACAACACCAACCCCTTCCCATCCTTTGTAGATTTTACTATATCAGATATCTTCTTTCATCGTAACAGACTAGGACTACTAGCTGACGAGAATGTTATATTATCTAGGGTGGGTGAGTTTGTAAACTTTGACTTCTTTCGCAAGTCAGCACTAACTATTGTAGATAGTGACCCCATTGATGTTGCGGTATCCTCAAACAAGGTTAGCATACTTAAACACGCTGTACCATTTAACGAGGCTCTACTACTCTTCTCAGACCTCACACAGTTCAAGCTTACAGGTGACCCTGTACTTACCCCTGAGACAGTGAACGTGGCTAATACCACAGAGTTTGAGGCATCCCTACGTGCTAAACCAGCACAGTCTGGTAAGTATGTGTACTTCGCCTCAAAGCGTGGTGCTTGGTCAGGTATGTGGGAGTACTTTGTAGATACTGATACAGATACTAACGATGCTAGTGAGATTACCTCACACGTACCTGAGTATCTTAAAGGTGAAGTAATAAATATTGAAGCATCTTCTAATGAAGATATGATTATTGTAAAGACAGCAGATGATGCTCAAGCCTTTTATGTGTACAGGTACTACTGGCAGGGAAGAGAAAAGCTACAGGCTTCGTGGTCACGCTGGGTATTTGATGGGGATGTCATAGATATTTCTTTTAACAGAGCAGATATCTATATACTAATAAAACGTGGAACTAACCTATTCCTAGAGCGTATTAATCTATCAGTGGATGAAGCTACTGAATATACAGACGGTGCGTTCTCTATTC